GGTCTATGAACCGCCCTGAAAATCCTGTCTTCTGCCGGTTGACAACAAGACCGTAATGTGCGGTAACCGCCTCCCAGTCAGAATAGGTCTGAGCATCGCCTGCGAAGGCAATGTCATCCCCATTGATGATTGGTCGACGGTAAGAGCGTACACCGGTCCTCTTGCGTCGGAGTGAACTCACGATGTCGAAACAGGCCTTGTTCAAAAGACACAGGACTGGAAACGACACCAGGTTCCCCATCATTGAGCCTCGAAGGATCGGCCAATGCCGTCCAGTAGACGAGACCCAATGTATGGTTTCCGGCGAGAAGCTCTCCAAGAGAACTTCTCTCTCCCTATCTGAGAGGGACGGTGCTTCGGCAAGGACGTCAACGATGGTTTTGACAGCTGGCAAGTAGATATTATTCGTAGCGGCCTGGTAGTCGCCACTTATAAAATCTTCCCCAGAGGCTCGGTCATCGATGACTCTCTTAACGTGGTCCTTGGTAAGGTCCCCCCGTACCAGCCACTTGCGACGACTGATGAAGTCGTACAAATGGTCATGTACGGGCCGAAGAACCCTCTTCACGGTAGCAGACTGCATAGTCACTACTCTGAACTTACCTTTCGTCTTCGCGACCCCGACCCGGAGTCCGAAAACGTCAGATGAGTGGGGGATGTGACAGGGATGCCCCTCCGCGTGGGCAACTTCACACTCCTCCGAGCAGTAACTTTCAGCCACAGCTAAAGTCCCTCCCAGTCCCTTTTCCACCTCTAGGCATCCGTTCTGGTCTGGTACCACGGATGCGAGCCTAGAGGCTTCAATTCCCTCCGCCCAATCGGGGCCTAGGATACGACGTACCCTAGTAGCCAACTCCCCGAGAGGCTTCTCACTCCAGCTGGCTGGAGCAGAAGGATCAAAGGTCACCGGGGTGCCAACCTGACGTTGCCACTCGACCCGGGCTTTGGTTGCTGCTGCCTTGTCACATAGACGACACTCAACATCAAAGACTCTGTCAAGAGACTTCAGTGCCGAATGAAGAGTTCGAGACTCTCTTTCGCGCCTTCCAACAAGCAGAGCGGCCTTCCTGTCGCTCAACTCCGCTCTTAGGCTAGAGCAGTTGCCACCTTTGAAAGGTGTTTGGCGTTGGCCCTTCCCCGAAGGAAAATCCAACTCGACCAGTGCAACTGCTCTGTTAAGAGCTTGCCGGATTGGCCCTGCTGCAGGACAGCGGGCGCCGACATCCGTGGAAATAGGCATGACCTATTGTTCCGGACCCTCTAGTAATAGAGGTAGACGTGCT